GTCACCTGTACGGACGGTCTGCGGACAATCCATACGGGCCATTAACTCCCCGTCAATCCTTAATCCCGTGAAGGGGTGCATAAGGAACTGGTTGGAGGTCGGGTCATAGGAGAAATCGGCAAAAACGTTGGTCGGTTTCTCCCAAATTTTCTGAATTTGCAGGTACGGGAGACGGAGAGCATTCAGAACACCCATTATTTGCCCCTTTATTTGCTCTGTGTTGCGTTCATCGTACTCGGGCGATACTTCGGTAAGGTCATACCAAATAACGAGCGAAAACGGGCTTTTTACGAGGTTTTTGTCTTTCGCCCCGAGAACCTGTGGGTCACGGAGGTAAAAGAAGGCGAAGTTGCCGAGTTCCTCACAGGGCATAATCTGTTCGTACTGGCCACCACCAATGTAGTAGTTGGCTGACTTGAACGCCTTTTTGTCCTTCTTGTCAATGAGCGTCTCGCAGATGCCGATGGAATGGTCAAGCCACGGGAATGCCGAGGCAAGGGCCTTCTGAATCGGGAGAACGGCCCTGTCAAACATTTTCGGGTTGGTTTTTGTTACTATCCTATCCATTGATAAAGTCTCTTATTTGTTCAACTACTGCTATTGTTATCTCCTCCATCCGCTCGTCCAAGTCATCGGGTTGCAAGCCCCAAGCCGATGCGTCAAGGTCGTGGGCATATTCGGGCGCACTCTCGTGGTCGGGCCATATTGCCACATAATCGGCCTCTACGTACACCCTCAAACTCTCGTGGGTCTCCCCCGTCTCGTAGTAGGTGTAGTATATGTCGGGCAGGCCATTTCTCCTCTTGTGCTTTGCGGTCTTGTCGGAGTAGTAACCAATGTGATGGCCGTAGATATTCTCCTGCCTGTCATACATATTGTCTTGGTTGGTCTGAACCATCCATTCCTGTATGTCGGCTCGGGAGAAGAACTCTCGCACGGCATTTCCGAGGTCGCACAGGGTCGGCAAATCGTCTGACGGAGGTGCAATCTCGGAAAGGCGTGATATGAGAGCGTCAAGGGCCATTAAATGCTGGTGTATCTCACTCCTTTGTTGTGACAAGCCATGCAGATGGGGTCTAACCCCTTCAAGTCAACGGAAAGGGCTTTGAAGGCTCTATCCAACTCGCCCTGCAAGCCTTTGATGCCTTGGCCGTTTCCACTGACCTCGTACATTATGCTATCCCTCTCTGCGTTGAACTGCGTCCTGTTCACGGCCACCTCGGGGTTCATGGCAATCTCCCTCAAAGCATCGGAGGCCACCTGCAACTGAATGAGGTTGGCGAATTGGAACTTCTCTGCTATGAGGGTGTCGGTCACGTCACAGGCCATAGTGAACATGAAATTGAGGCCGTAGTTGTCGGAGGGGGTATAAATGTTCTCCTCAATGTCCCACAGTTCCTCGTCCCAATCGTTCAGAGCAACATAGAACGGGGAAAGGGTGACGAACCTCTGCATCAGTCGGTAGAGTTGGAGGTCTCCCTTGTTGCAAGTGCCACAGGGTTCTCTACTCCAATCACGTCCGAAATTGATGCTCTCCATATAGTCGGGCAGGTCGGCTTGGTTGTACACAATGTACCAAGAGCCTCCTGCATTGGTTTCCTCACTGACGTAGGGCAAAGTCCATCCGAGGTCAAACCAAGCGAATGAACCCTTGTCAGAGGTAATCTCCACTTCCTTGGTGGCGATTGGTTCTACCACGGAAGAATGGAACAGGTACAACTTGACCTTTCCCACGTTTCCGCACATTTGCATACCAACCTTGTTAATGGTGGTAAGGATGCCATTGGTTCGGGTGGGGGTAATCTCAAACCCTACCAAACGGCCCTTGTTCTCCGTCCGAGCCTCCCTACGTCCAGCCCCGTCAAACAGGGTTCTGCGGTCAACAAGGTTCTTGGTCTCCATGCCAACAATCTTCTCGTTAACAAATCGGATAACGGCCTTCTTGATGCCGCGCTCGGTAATGGAAGTGAGGTAACGCTCAAAGAAGTCAATCTCCTTCCAATTGGAGGTGTTTTCAAGGGGCTGGGAGTTATTGTCAACGAGGGACTTATAGCCCTTGTTGCCTTGGTGAACCTCTGCGTCCTTCGGATAGACCCTACCCTGCTCGTACAGGGGGAGACGCTCGGCCATGTCCTTGGGCATTACGCCTTTCAATGCCCGAAGGGTAAGGAGGGGGTGAGCCTCTTGGTAGTAGAGACCGCTCTCTGACGTATTGAGGTTGGTGTCCTTCCACCCTACGAGAGTGGAGAATGACTGAACTAATTTGTTAATGTCGTACATAATGCCACAAAGTTAATGAAAAGGGGGTGAAAGTCAATCCCTCCACCCCCCCCAAAAGTTTTACGTAGGTGGGAGACTACTGAGTGTCAGCCTTCTTTGCGATAGCGGCTGCGAGGGTGCGTTTCTCCCAATGGGAGGCGTTCCAAGCCTCGGCAGTGCTGATGTTCGCCTTAGCTGCGTAGAGTTCTCCCTCGTAAATCACGAGAGCGTCCTTGGCATAGGTAGCGGTCTTGTCGTACTCGGGGGCGAGTGCGGAGACGAGGGCTACGAGAGCACCGAGGAGACTACCCATATCGGCAAGGCCAATCTGAGTGCCCTGTTCGCCTGCGGTTGCGGCAAGAGCCTTAAGTTCTGCAAGTGTCATATCCGTAACTTTTAGAGGTTAGGAAATAGCCTTGGTAGGAACGGGTTTGCTCTCGGGGTTGGCCACGTACACGGGCTGGGCGTAGGTGCTACCGCTTGCGATACGACCTGCGATGATAGGATTGGCCTTGGTTGCGATGGCAGAGTTGTAAGCCACGACAAAGGCAACGTCCACGGAGAAACCGTAGTATTCCTTCTTGGCGCAGGTGAGGTCGGCAGTGGCAGCGCCGCCAATACTGGACTGGTCTCCCACGGCCTCGTAGTAATGGAGACCCACGGGAATGTCAATGTACGGCATAGTGATAATGTCCCACTCGTGGCCAACCTGCGTCTTTGTGCCCATAACGGCCTCGCGGTCATAACGGAACAGGAGGTCAACGTTACCATCCTCAACGGCATAGAAAGTGGCGTAGGTGTTGGAGGCGTTGGTCAGACGGTTTGAGAAATGGAACTGCTTGCCAGCCCACTCAATGCTCTTGTCAACCACGTTGTACTCACCCTTCTCCATAAGTTTACCGAGGAGGCTGCGGACACCAGTGTTACCGATAATGTGAACCTTACCGTAGTAGTCGTTGGCGTTCATCATCGGTTCAATGTCACCGAGAATGTCCTCACGGCTTTCCCAAGGGGCTACGATAACGTCACTGCTCTTGGTGTAAATGAGAGTGTCACCGAACACCTGCGTCTTGTTGGCTGCGAGGGCGGTCAGAGCGGCACTGTCAAGGGCTGCACCGAGGACACGGGCGTATTTGAGGAACTTCTTTTCAATGTCGTTCTGCATATCAATCTCGTTGTTGGAGTACATTGCGGGAACGACAGTGAAACCTACGGCATAGGTGGCGAAAACAAGACCGACAAGCGCGGAGGTGTTTTCGGCATCACTGATAGTACAGGAGCGGACGTTGGACACGCTGATAGTGCCATCGTAGTTGATGACGGGCATCTGCAAGGTTTTACCCATGCTCTTGATGGCCTGCTCCTTCATTTCGGAGGTGAGGAGGGGGTTCGTCTTACTCTGCTGAACAAAGAAGTCAAAAGCCCCGTACTCGCTCAAACGTTGCTCATTCTTATCAAGTTTTTCGTTCTTGATGCGAATGGAATTGAGAACTGTTGCTGCTAAACTCATAATGTTGTGCTTTTGTTTGGTTAAAAATGTGTTTTGCTTTTGTAAGGCTTACCCCTTGCCTTTATTTCATCGGGAGTTCGGAACACTTGTTTTCATCCCACAGTTTGTCGTACTCCGCTTTGTAATTGAGGCTGGTCTTGGCGATGCCCTTCTGTGCGAGCATCTTTTCAATGGCCTCCGATGCCTCAACCTGTGTGGTTACGCCAGCGAGGGAAACCGTAGTTCCACCTCCTGTGGTCTGCTTGCCGCCTGCGCCCTTTGCAGGCTGCTTTTCAAGTATGTCCATACTCTCAAACTCTTTCACGAGGAGTTCCTTGGCGGTGAAAGGATTGAGTTTGTTCTCTGCGTTGTTCAGAGGTGCGCCATTTTCATCGTGGAAAACCAGCACACGAACTCCGTTCCTTTCCTCAAAGGCAGGGAACTTGGCCTTTACGTTGGCCACGGCCTGCTGAATGAGGGTGTTCATCACTGCCTCGGAGAATCCCTGTTTGAAGGTCAGACCTTCACGGGCACGGGTGAGTTCCTCGTCAATGCGAAGGTTGTTCAGTTCTGTGGCGTGGTCGGCCTTGGCCTTGTCAAACTCTGACTTCATGGCGTTGAACTGCTCCTTGGTGGAATTGAGTTCTGCCTTGGCCTGCTCCAACTGCGATTTGAGAGCCTCGTCACCACCCTTGGAGAGTTTATCTTCAAGGTCGGTAATCTTGGTTTTCAGAGCCTCGTAGTCAGAGAACTTCTCGGCAAAGGCTTTGGTGGCACGTTCAAGGTAAACGTAGGTCTTTTCGTCCCCGTCACGCTTGATGCCCGTAGCCTTCTCAATGGTGGAATCCATCTGACGGTACACCTCACCGAACTTCTGCCCGATAACGATGTTCTCGTCATTCTCGGAAAGGGTGGCGATTGCGCTAATCTGCTCCTCGGACAAGTCTTTCAGAGCCTCGTTTGCTACGATAGTTTCCTTGGTTAACATAATCTGCCTCCTTCCTTACTTGGTTTCCTTCTTGCCTTCCTTGGGTGCTTTCGGCTCTTTCGGGGCTTTCGGCTCTTTGGGCTGCTTGGGTTCACCACCCTTGTTACCCTCGGCCTTGGCCTTGGCGAGTTCGGCTTTCAGACGCTCAATTTCGGCATCCTTTTCGGAGAGAGGATTTCCCTCCTTCTGTGCGACCTGCTCCTTCAACTTCTGAATTTCAAGGTCTTTCAGTGCGAGTTTCTCCTCTGCGGTCTCAATCTTCACCGAAGAATAGCGGCCATCGGGATGGTGGAGAATCTCTACCGTGTAACCAAGAATTTCAAGGTTACGTTTGAGCACGGTTTCAAACAACTTCGGTTCATCGTGACAGATGCGAGCGGGTTCAAGGACTTTGCCATGAGCGTCCAACTTCGCAATCTTGTAGTGAACCACCTGTTCCTGCCCCTTTGGAACTTCATAATTTTCTCTATGCACGAGAAGGGCTTGCTGCTCTTTGTTCTGCATAATGTAACAGTGTTTGATAAATGGTTTTTATTTTTTCGGAATAGGGGATTGCCGTCCCGAACTCCAATATGTTATCATTCTCTCGCTCGAACTGCTTTACAAAGCCCATAAAGTCTGCTTTAAGGATAAGTTCAGCGTCCGAGACGAGGTTCAGTTCACGCAAGGCTTTCACCTCGTCCTGCGTCCGATGACGATACGGCTCTAAATCGTTGAGTATCAGCATCCTCTGCAACACCATAGGATTGTGCCTGTAAGTGGTCTCAATCAGTTGGGTGCGAAGGGCATCCAACTCGGCCTCGCTTGCACCCCCCTCCTTGGCTGCGGTATAACGCTTTTGGAGGGTTTCGGGAGTGAGAGTATAGAACTCGTTCCCGTAGTTGATGCTTGCGCTGATAAAGGCACTGCGGTAGCGCAGAAGGCAGATGGTGGTATCTACCCACTCCTGTGCCTCCTCAAAGCCCTGCTTGATGCGATTGAGCACGTTGTCCTTGCTCTCAAAGGTGGCATCCACCTGTTTGTCGGCAAGAGAGGTCTCATTGAGGATGGTGTTGTCCACACCAACACAAGAGTTGACGATTTTGGTTTCAAGCCGTTTGAGTTCCTCAACGTTGTAGTCAAGGCTCTTGCGGTCAACGGTGGTAATATCCACGGGCTTGCGAAGGTCGGGCTGACCCTCCGTAGGGACGGGGACAGTAATGAAACTGCCTGCGCCCATCAGTTGCTTTTTGCCGTGGCAAATCGGGCAGGGCATCGGTGTGCCATCCACACCCGTGACGTACTCGCCATTCGGCTTTTGGAGGTAACCCTTGTGACAGGCGTTTCCGTCCTTGTCAATGTAATCACATTCCTCCTCAAAGGCACTATAAATCGGATAACTTGCATAAGTGTCCAAGTGCTTGACACCCAATGATTTGAACAAGTACCAATCCAAGGCAGAAAGTTCCTTGGAAATGGGGCTTTTCTTAATATCGGGGTTGGAGAGTGACAGGGGTTCGCTCCAAAAGAACCGAGAGGGGCAATACCCAAGGTCGTGGGGGTTGTCCGTCAGAAGTTCCCCGAGTTGTCTGTCCTCGTAGGCGAAGGTGCGATAGGAAGTATCGTCAATGGCGATAACAACGTCACCGTTCTTGAAGATAATCCAATTCATGTTCTTCGTCCGAGGATTGACCTCGTAGGAAATAACCTCGCTGATTGGCACGAAGTAGAAGTAGGGCTGGGGATAGCGGTCTCCCTTGTCCTCCAAGGGCATATCCACTACCATCACGCAGTTAATCTCCGTCTGAAAGTACCGCCAAGCCTTCTGTGACCACACGTTAGGCTCGTCCAATACCTCTTGACGATACCACTCCCAATCGTCACGCTCGTGGGTGCGATGGAATTGGTAGTTGAAGGCAGGGTTTCTCCCGTCAAAGATTTTGGATAACAACGTGAAGATACCCTCTGTCAGCGAGTTCGTAGGCAGAGGGAACTTCAAGTTGTTCATGGAGGTAATGTACTTGTCCTCGGGCAACTGCGACTTCACGAAGGCTTTGAACTTCAAGAAGGGCAAGGAATTGACTGCATCAAGGTTGGTGTCCACGTGGAACTTAATCCAATCTTGCTGCGCCTTGGCCATGCCAAGTTCACGTTGCTTGGAGGGGTGCAGAACCTCGTCCTTAATCTTTTGCAGGCTTAAACCCATTTTCAGTCAGTTCTAACTTTTCTCCTTTTGCGATTTTCCAGCCTCCGTTGTTAGGCATACGGAGGAGGCGTTCTGCGTGGTCGGGTTCAAACTCCACGACCCTGCCATTCGCCTCTAACTTTACTACTGTCCGTTTCATAGCCTATACTGATGAAGCGTTGGCAAGGTCAGTGAGGGGGTTGAAGTCGGTGGGGGTGATTACCACGGCATCATCACTCCAATTCGGCTTGAATGAGAACGACAGAGCGTTTTCATCGGGAGTGTCCAAACCGTTCAGTCGGAGGTCTCCCACGAACAGAGAGTTGATGGGGATGGGGTACAGGTTCGGGGTGCTTGCGCTATCACCGATACCCATAATCTGACCATCACCGTTGACGAGGTACACACCCACGATTTCGCACATGAGTTTTTTTAGGGCCTTGGCGATACCCTGCTCAATCTGACGGAGAGCGAAGGTCATGTTCACGGGGTTGCGGCCAATCACCTTGGTCACACCACCCACAGTGTCGTTGCCACCACCGAAAGCGATAGCGTCACCGCCATCGGCAGTAGGGGCTTCAACGTAGGGAGTGATAACGGCCTTCGTACCTGCGGTTGCGCTGAAAAGCGCAGTCCAAGTGGCAAGAAGTTTGGCATTTGCCTGTGTCATGGAGTTTTTAGTTGTTCCCGTGGAGAAGATACGCTGAAAGATAATCTTCTGAATCTGACCGAAGTCTTGCGGGCAAGAGGCATTGGGAACGGATGCAATCGCAGTACCCGCAGGGCAAGAACACGCTGACATAATTTGAATGGTTTTAAATGTTTGTTTGCAATTTGTCCGAGGCTAACCCTTTGCCTTTTTCGGTACAAAGATAATACATTTTTCACAAATCAAAACAATCTTGCAAAAAAATTACCAACTTTTTTCGCGAAATGCTTGGAAATACGAAAAATTCTCCTTACATTTGTCGGCAGAAAGGTTAGCCTATCGGTATCGGCCAGCCCGAGAGAAGAATTAGAGCATCCATCTACTCATGGCATATTTCGCACCTCGGCTCTGATACCGACTACCCGAGAGGGTAGAGAGCCACAAAACGCTCCGAAGGCACTACCTTTCGGGGCTTTTTTGTTGGCCCAAGGACATAGATGCTATTTGACAGAGAGAGTTTCCACGGGTAGGCTCTATAATCCCAACCCAACTTCAAACCTTGCAATTTGCATCGGCATCAAAGAAGTGCAGGCACTGTGCCACTCACATCCTGCGACCTCAAACTAACCGATGGGGCAACCTACGAAAGGCTCAGAAATGAGTAGAGGGGGGCGTTAAGCCACTTGTTGTAACGAGGACAAGAGAACGACTTAACGGGGCAAAATTGTCAAATTCCATAGTTTTTAATGCTTTGGCTCGGGGTAGTTTGAGGGATTAAAAGGGCTCGTTATATATTGATTTTCACATGAAATTTCAACTCTACACAGATGGCGGTTACTCAATGTCGGGAGACTTTGGGGCTTTTGCCTACGTAATCCTCCAAGATGGTGTTCTGCTCCACAAATATGCGGAGAAGATAGAACACGAGACCAACAACAGGGCCGAAATCAAGGCCATTCTCTATGGTGTCAAGGCTCTCCCCAATAATAGCGAGGTGGAGGTTTTCTCCGATAGCCAATATGCCCTCGGTGTGCTTTCGGGCAAATACAAAGCGAAAAAGAATCCCGATTTGGTGGAGAAGTACAAGATGATGGTTGTGGACAAGAACATAAAGGCATCATACACGTGGGTTCGCGGGCACAACGGAAACGCTTGGAATGAGGTGTGCAACCAACTCTGCAACGAGGCGGC